GCCCATAGCTTTCAAGTCGATCCCATTTTTTAGTAGCACCGACACCTTCGTAAGTGACCGATTCACCACCGAAGATATTCTCACCAATCTTTGGTTTAACATAGGCAAGCTGCCTACCAGAAGGAAGCACAATAAAGAGCATTCCACTCCTGTAATGAAACTTGATATTTTGTGTTTCTTGAGATTGCTTTTCTTTGATGCACTTCTTAGCAGCTCTATCCACATCCCACCAGAATTTTACGATGTATGGATTGGCCTTCCTCCAGGCATTAACCAAGGGTTTTAATTCTTCCTCCTCAAGGCCCATATCCAGTGCGCCCATAGCCTTTAAAGCTCCCACTGATCCACCATAACCTAGGGCCAGTTCTGCGATCTTGCCTTTCTGCCTTAAATGCCCATTCACACCATGCTTTTCTACAGGGACACCAAACATCTGTGATGCGGATGCACAATAAATGTCACCGCCGCTTGCAAATACTTCACTTCTCCAATCTTCACCCGCAAGCCATGACAGCACACGAGCCTCAATGGCAGAAAAGTCGGCAACAATAAACTTACAGCCTTTCTTTGGCACAAAAGCTGTCCGAATAAGCTGTGAAAGTGTATCTGGTATGTCTTCATAGAGCATTTCAAGGGCTTCAGAATAACCATTTTTTACGATGCCTCGTGCCTCTTTTAAATCCAGCATATGGTTTTGAGGTAGGTTCTGCAGCTGCACTATTTTTGAGCTGAAGCGTCCTGTACGATTGGCACCCAGAAAAGTAAACATGCCCCGAATCCTGCCATCACAGCAAACTGCATTTTCCATTGCAGCATATTTCTTAACAGAGGACTTTGCCAGTTGCTGACGGAGTTTAAGCACTTCAGCCAAATGCTCTGGTGCGTCCTTCAATAACTCTGCCACAGCCTTTTTACCGAGGGTATCTGTTTCTAGACCATTATCAGCCAGCCAGTCTTTCATCTGCTGTACTGAGTTGGGGTTATCAAGTTCTGTTATTTCCTGCATTTGATCCATTAGCTTGGTGCGTGACATCTCATCCATAGTAATGGCCTGTTTTACGAAGTCCAAGTCTACCTTGATGCCTCGATCATTGATTTCCTGGTCAAGATGGTACTCATGCCATATTTCATCCGGGACAGGAAACTTGCTAAGCCTCTTTTGTATCTCAATTTCCGTTTCAACATCTCGCTTGTTATAGCCCTTAAAGCTCTGCCATTTCTCCTCATCGTCACCTTGTAGATTACGCGTTCTACCACCGTTTGTTTTAGTAGGCGTACACGGCATACAAAAATATCTAATAAGATCTTTACCTTCTGTCAGCTTCTGCTTTTCAAGACCAAGGACTGCACCCACACCTACTAAGGATAACGGAAGCCCCATATAGGCAGACCATACCATTGAGCATTTCCATGCGGATGGGTTTAGATATTTTCCACAAGGGTGTCCAAGATATCTGGATAGACACACACGCTCAAACTGAGCATTAAAAGCCCACTTGGTAATCTCTTCATCAGTCAAGGCATCCAGTATGATCTGTGGAATCCTTTCACCTTTTGCAAGGTCAACCACCACCACCTCTCCACCGTCAACAGAATAACCAAAGAGCAGTATTTCAAAATCATGGCTTTCGCAGTATCTGTAAATTCCTGATTTTTGCAGATTCACTGAAGAATAAGTTTCTAAATCTATACTAATAGACTTCATTTTCCATTAACCTCTTCTCTTCTTTATTTCTGACACTAATTGCTGTATCTAAATCTTTAAACCAACCAAGATATCTGCGACACTTATTATATGAAATAGAAACTTGGTAACCTCCAGTATGTTTTGAAACTCCTGGTTTCCCAGTTTTGTTATCACATCGTATTGGCCTACGAAAATCGACTTTGCCATTACTATAAGCATGTTTAAAATTCTTTTCTCTAGTAGACCATTCTAGATTTGACACATGATTATTTTGTTTATCAAGATCTTTGTGATTCACTTCATATTCGTCGGTTTTAGGTTGTGGCAAAAAACAATCCGCAACTAACCTGTGAATGTAAAAACGTTGTTTTATTCCCCTATAACTCAAAGTAATGCCTTGATAACCGCGACCAGAAGTTTTAGGAGTTAATATACGTTCATGAAAATGAGAATAAACTCTTCCATAATTACTTACTAGATAGCGCCCCTCATATCCGGGTATGTCTTTCCACATTTCATCCATTCAATGCACCTCCGTTCCTAAAAAAGCAGGTGGCAGAGGAAATACCCCCACCACCGTCAATTGGCCTTTTCTATTAGGCAAGGAAGTCATCTTCTGCAAGAGTTGTAAAATCATCTGCTGCAGAACTCTTTCCACCAAGAGGCTCGCCATCTTTAATCTTTTGAATGTTGCCAAGTCCGCAAGCCACACCTTTATTTCCATTGGAATTGAATGCGAAAAAATTCAGAGAAACTCTACCATAGCAACCGCTGTACACCTCGCTGCGATCCATAATAGGTTTAACACTTTTATCTACAATTTGTGGAGCAGTTTTGCTATTGGCATTGATAAAATAATGCCCCTTATAAGCCTCATCATCACGCTCTACATCTCCGTCACGCAGTGGCAGCTTAATTGCCGCTTTGTTCGGTTTCTTTCCACCAAATTTAGCGATGCCTTCCTCAATGGCTGCATCCACTGCAGCATTTATAGCATTAATGGTTTCTGTATCGTCTTTGGGAATAAGCACAGATACGCTATATTTTTCTGCGCCACCGTTGATGGATACTGGCTCCCATCCGTGAAAATAAGAAAGCCTTGTGTTTACACCTGTAATAACTTTAGTTCTGTTTTCGATTTTACTCATAATATTAACCCTCCATAATTTCGTTAAATTCGTTTTTTGCATCAGCTACGTTCATCGCCGGTCTTTTATCCGAGTTAGGGACAAGAGTCGGCTTGCCCGGTGGTTTATAAATGAGGTTTCCTAGAATTTCCTCAAATTTGGTTTTACCCATCAATTTTTGCATCTCTGTCATAGGGATGAGGCTCTTACGATAAATGTCCTTGTATCCGCTGATGACAGCTTTTTCTGCTACTGCATTTTCATCTTTATACTTTCGAACAGATCGACCTTCCACAACCTTAAAACCTTGCCACTCTTTACCGTGATTGACTGCAGCGTCTGTCGCATAAGCAGTTATCTCATTCGCCCATTTGATAAGGTCGGGAAGAATGGTTAGAACTTCTTCTATCTCACTATCTGTAAGTAACGGTGGCATCTTAAACTCCATCTGTGCCAGTTTCAGATTTTCATCAGCTCTAGCACGACATCTGCTGGATGCTCTGCAGAAAGCACACCACGGACCAGGCATATATTCACCTTCACCTTGATAGGCTTTTGCGGCTTTTGGTTTTAGTTCCTCTTCTGCCCAGGCTTTAAGTTCTTCTACCGGAACAGTCCATGTGCTGACATTTTCTCTTCGTGGTTGAAAAATTGTCATTGATATTTCTTTGATGTCGTATAGGCTGTCATAAATCTCTAAAGCGCCTAATGCATACAGTTTCATCTGTGGATTGTCCTCTGCATCCACTAGCACGCCCATACCATATTTGAAATCTACAATGTGAAGTCTATCATCTGAGATGATCACACAATCTCCTGTCCCAAAACCATCTGGAACATAACAAGAGAAATCAAGACGTTGTTCAATAAGAACGATAGGATCTGTGCAAGACTTTCTTGCAAGTTCTACCTGCTCCATGATGAAGTCAACGTAGGCATCCGTGCATTCTTCCATTTCATCTGAATCATACTCTGATGTAGGCCTCTTACTTCTGATTCGAAGTGCCTTTTTTAGCTTGTGTTCAGAGAGGGCATGAGCTGCTGTACCTTCTTTTGCTGCTTCTCCATTTGTGTTTTCAAACTCAAGTTCAAGCCTTGCAGACGGTAAACAATGAAGCCATCTGTGTGATGAAGATGCAGATAATATTGCATGATTACCCATTCCCAAGAACCTCCGCATCTTTCAAGATGTCAGCATAATAAGCCTTATCAACAGCACTTAACTTGTCAGCACCATACTTCCCGATGATGCCCCGCACATCAGCGGTAAAGCCAAGCTGACTTTTTTCGGCAAGTACCATTCTCACTTTTTCCAGCGAAATATCCGGCTCCTTTGCTTTTTCTGTCTTTGTGGTAGGTATTTCTTTTGGATCAGAATCGCTATCTGCCATTGCATCACAAACCGCTTGTATGCTATCAGCAAGACTTCGCATATCATTTACCACATCAAGCAGTAACTTTATTTTGCTCAAGGTCATTTCCCCCTTTCGTCATCTCACAGATAGAGAGTTCCTCGATGCTGTCTCCAGGAATTACAATCGTTACACGCTGTTTTCCCCCAAGAAGGAATCGAAGGATGCGCTCCCTCACGGAAAAGTTACGGTAAGTAACAATCCCGCCTGTCTGTGGTTTCTTTGAAACACTAATTTTTAGATTGTGCTTCATATCCATCACCTCTTTCTAAAGGGCGCTTTTATTTGTTGCCCTCTACCTGGTAGCCTCAGGAGATACATAAATCTGACGGTTTAATAAAAAAAATGCCCAAGGAAGTTTTAAACCTCCAAGGGCATCATGCTTAGTTAGGGATTTTCAGTTTTTGACCGGCATAGATAATCGTTGATTTCAAATTGTTCAGTTTAACAATCTCTGTGTATCTTGTGCCGCTACCGAGTAGCTTGGCTGCAATTGCCCAGAGAGAATCACCTTTAACTACCGTATACTCTTTGTAAGTTGGTGAAGAGGCGCTACCGGTGGGATATACAATCATGCCATCGTTGTTGAAAACATAATAACCTGGGTTCTTATCAACCTGTGCCTTTGCATTGGAAAGGATACGATATGCCCCAAGCTGTGACTTTGCATCTGCCCAAGTCTTTCTAACACGGTAATAACCTGTAGTCAGCTTTTCAGGATAGGTTGTATTTTCAGAACCCCCAGTAGGTGTTTCATCTGCTGTAAGTAACTTTTTAACCTCTACACGGAAATTATCCATACTCTTGCCATGTCTTGAAAACCAATGTCTTGGATCAGCATGATTTGATGCAATCCCTCGTTGATACCCTTCATAGTGGCCAATAATCGTACCGGTAGCCATCGGGTCGAGTTTATACTCCTTACAAAGATGTGCACATAGCTCCACCGCTTCTTTATAGACCGCATTAAAATAAGAGGTATCGGTCAAACCGTCCTCGCAGATTTCAAAGCCAATATGTGTGTTATTTGCATCGCCTCCTGCATGCCAACCTCTATGATTCCATGGTAGGGTTTGATAAGTGGCAATGGAGCCATCTTTAAGTTTCCCTATAAAGGCATGGACACAAACCTGTCTTCCATCTGGTCTGTCTTGATTCCAGTGATTATTATATTGATTCACTCCTAACAGACCATCATCCGGTCCAACATATCTGCGTAAATTTGGATTGTTCGCACCAGTGCTATGAACCATGATGCCCTTTGGTGTAATCTTTCTGCCTGCCTTATAACAGGCATTTTCTGTGAAAATAAGCTTTCTGAGATTCATTATTCATTTCCTCCTTTGTTATGCAGCTGAACAAGGATATCTTTTAACTTATCTGGTATTGGTAGTCCTAGACGGCCTGCATTTTCCAACATGGAAACTCCTTCATTGGAGCAGTAGAAAAAGATGATGGCGGTTCGGAGCATGCTACCGTCTCCTATAAGGTTCGTGTCGATAATATGACCGATTCCCACCATTACAAAAATAAGCACCTTCTTGAAGATGCCCTTAAATCCGACTTCGCTGGATAGCTTTTTATCGACAATGGCGCACATGACACCGGTGATATAATCAGCCACCATTAATGTCACTAGTGCATATAAAAACCCATCAAAGCCTCCTAAAAACCAACCTAAGAATCCACCTAGTGCAGTTAGTGCTACTTGTACCCAGTTCCAAATTTCCTTCATGATTTTTTCCTCCTTCATGATTTTTGAATATATAAAAAGAGTGCCTGCATCTTCGCAAACACTCTTGGATCGTTATAATTGTTTCATTTATATTTGTTTAGGCAGCGCCTCCCATAATCTCATGTCCTCCTGTCCTAAAGACCATATGGCAATCCCTCTGAGTTTCCACCGATATGCCGCTTCATTTGCCCAATAGACAAGGCTGTCCACGTCCTGGTAATAAAGAATTGAAAAACCATCAGCATCTCCAAGAAATAGGCGTGAAATCCAAACATTGATATCTTTAGGCACGACTTTCACTGAATAATCATTTCCGCAAACGAGTGGCAAAACTCCTGAGTGAAAGAAATCATAATCCATGGAGATGTCTTGGCTTCTTGTTGAAGACTCCTCCACATCACTATTTACAGCAAATACCTGGAACTCACTATCCCAAGTCACACCAGTCCTTGAAAGCCTCCCATACTCTACGGTCGTTCCTCCTGGAAATATCACATCAAACCTTTCATACGGTTCATAGACCCAAGCATCTCCCAGCCTTAAGAGTTCACAAAGAATGCGACCATCGGAACGAACCCCTGCATAACCTCCTGAGAACCCATTAAGGGTAGCAGTAAATCGAAGAGTATTGCTTGCCCCGGAATAAACCCTTACCGAGTCACCTCTAATGCGCATTTCAATGGTGTACATTCTCGGATTAGAGCGAAGATTTTCCTCCGTTGTTTTTATAATCTCAGTGGCAGTACTACCTAATAGGGAAGACCCCTTATAGAGTTCGATGCGTTGAGTATTAAAATTCAGACAACAAAATACGTCCCCACAAAACACCCCTGCTCGGCCATTTCCTTCCGGTGTAAAAGCTATTCTTGCTCGTAAATGAACATCTGAAAACCCTTGATAATTCCATGCCAACTCTCCTGAGCCATCAAGCTGTGAGTAGGGACGACTAGTTGTTTGATTAGGATTTCTCCACACCTGCCACTGTCCACTTAAAGCTGTCCAATAACTAGATGGTAAGGGGTTGTCATCCCTAAAGTCTTCATACCAAACTAGTGCAGAGTCTGCTTTTCGACGAAGTACCTCTGTTGTTAGTTTAAATCCTCGATCCGGTTCAGCCATCACTCCGTTAACATCTTTAAACTTTCGTGGCGATAGCATAAATTCTGCCTCTCCTGCAGAAGGACTCTCAGAGAAATTAGAGCATACACGAAATCCATAAAACTGCACACCTGGTACTAGCGCACTGAAGCTGATCGTATGCGTGCCGGCTGAAAGATATACACCCGAAGACAAGGAAAGCCAGCAAGTTGTGCGCCAATATGGCCACCATAGTCTATTCTCACTAAAAGTAGAACTTACCCCATCCAACGCAACATGAATACCATTCTTATCCCAAAAAGGGAAAGAGATACGGACTGCAACATCATAAACACCTGCGGTAGCTATTTCAAATTCATATTCTGCTTCGCCTCCTTCTCCAAGGGTTACCATTTGAGTAGAAATGGACACGCTCCCAGTATGGCTATCTGGACTTCCTCCAGTCCGGTCTACATAGATTGTGCCAAACTCAGTTCTTTGCTGTTTACTATAAGCTGTCAAATATCTACGGCGGTTATAGGTTTCTCCAATTAACGGATACGTTCTTGAAACCGCATCCCATCCTTCCATGTAGTCATACACCTGAGGCAAAGCCCAAGGAACTTTATCGTAATCATCCCAATACGCAATGATGGGAATACGGGGTTGGGGAGGAGCATCATTTGTGAAGTTATAGACTCCGGTCATCCAGTTTTGGGCTGCATAATAGGTGTTGGAAATTCCCCGGTAGGTAATACCTAAATTCGCAGGAGAATCGTGTATCCTCCAGTTCCAACCATAAGCAGGCAGTCCAAAGAACACTTTTTCAGGAGTCATAACACGAGCCGCATAATCATAGGTCCCTTCCAGCCAATTTCTAGGGGATACAGGACCCGGTGCAGAACCCGCCCAAGCCATGCCATAACTCATGATTGCTGCTGTATCGCAGTAGGGATCTAAATCTTCATAAACACACCAGTTTTCACCACCAACGGAGCCTTGTACCCCTGTCATGCCGGGTAAGCAAATATTCACGAGTTTAGATGGATTGTATGCTTTAACCGTATTATAGATATCTCGAAAGAGAGCATTAGCCGCATCCTTATTTTCATAACCACCACCACGCTCCAAGTCTATATCCACTCCAGCACACCAAGGGTATTTATTCATAATACGGATAATCTCAGCAAGGAATTTATCCTTCGCACCATTTGTATTATTTCTAAGGGCTGTAAATATGGATGCTGTACCATGATTCATAATAGTAAGCAGCCACTTGATGTGTGGCCATCGGTTGATGTAAGTAAGCATACTGGAGATGCTTGTACCTGTTTCTGTTATTGTTCCGGTAATATCCACTTCAAAGGTAAAAATTCCTACGGTATCCAAGCGATCACCATAATCACGTAAGGCTTGGTACATACGAGCATTGCCCATGAAGCTCCAAACCATGCACCGTTTTCCTTTTAAATAATCTCTCATGGGCGTTCACTTCCTTCCTGCATTTCTTGAAACTCAAATAATACCCTGGCAGATTTTCTATCTTCTAATTTCACCATATGCTTACTATCACTAGCTGCGGTGTATTGAAAAAAGCCCTCTTTTTCAGAAGGGCTTCCATTTTTCAAACACTGCCTGGTAGAGGCTAAAAGGGAAAGTGTGTCCTCTGGATTTATGGATTCTTTAAATTTAACCTTATGTGCTCCAGCTCCTTGAGATAGTTCAATACTTCCTGCTTGCATACCCTGTATCGGGTAAATGTGACAATCAAGACCAGCTGAGGTTTTACCAAGATTAAAGAGAATGATTGTTTCATTACTGCGTACCACTCCGTTATTGTTTATAGTAAATTAAAAGTGGTCCATTAATTAACTGAATTCCAGTTGAAAAATGGTCCACTATTTTATTTTTAATCCAAAGACACTATCATAGTCTTTGGAGGTGAAAGGAGTGCTTACACATA